TAAGATGGGTAAGATTATAATACAAAAGGTTAGAAAGAAACTAAGACTAGATGAGAATGGTGAAGTAATTAAACGCATTCCTATTGATTATAAAGCTACTAGACAACTATGGGCTACTGATGCTGAAGCTAAAGAAAAGAAGCTTAAGGTATATCAATTTAATGATCATACCAATGGTTATAGATTAAAGATAGTATGGTTAAAAAAGAACTGTAATATGAATAAAAAGAAATATTACAAACTTACAGCTGTAAGAGAATTTAAAAGACAATTACCTGAATTAATTAAAAAACATCCTGAGTTAGATTTTTTTGTAAGTCCTTTCTCAGATTATTAATATATAAATAAATATGGCATTAAATGGTAAGTTAATTTCAGTTAATGAAATTATAAACAATGTACTTAGAGATAACCAATATAAGAATCAACAATTTGATGTAGGTAGTTTTGTAGAATGGTCTAATGAAGCTTGTGATTTAATAGGTGTTCCTTATAATCTTATTAATGATTATGCAATTATTGATATTAACAATCACAAAGGATTTATTCCTTGTAATTTACACACATTAGATCAAGCCATGGTACTTACACAAAATGGTGTAATAGTACCTATGAGAGGTACAACTTCTACAACTCATCCTTGGAACATTAATAATATTAATGACTATCCACTTGTTAATCCTGTACAACCTGTAGGATTTGATCCTAACGGTAACCCAATAATCAACTTTAATAATTATGATAATGCAATTACTAAAGGATTGATTAATAACTTACCATATACTTTAAGAGATATTACTTATAATGTACAAGGTAATTACATATTTACCTCTTTTAAAGATGGTGCTCAAGTAATTATGTTTTATAAAGCTTTCCCTGTTGATGAAGAAGGATACCCTCTTATACCTGATGATATTAGTTTTAAACAAGCTGTACAGTCTTATATAAGACTTAAAGTAGATTATATCTTATGGAGAAGAAACATTATTGCTAGAGATGTATTTGAGTATTCTGAAAGAGAATGGATGTGGTATGTAGGTCAAGCTAAAACTAAAGCACTTACTCCTAATTATGATATGATGGAGTCTTGGAAAAATCAACACCTTACACTTATGCCTAGAATTAATGAACAAGCTAGAAACTTTGAAGGTATTGGCCAATCTCAATATATTAACTTTGGTATGAGAAACTATAGATATTAATACTAATGGCTGCAGAACAAGAACAACAAAATAGTCAAGGCAATGGTATTGCAATAAATACTTTTAATAGTGGTATTAATCAAGACTTAGCTAAAACTGTATATAAACAAGGTAATTATTTAGATGCTTTAAATATTACCTTACTTACTGATGGTGGATTAAGTACAGCTGTTGTACAAAATAAAAAAGGAACTAAACTACAAATTCAGTTTCCTACAACTATTCCAGCTGCTACTTATGAATTTAATAGAGAATATCCTCAAGTTGTACCTGCTCAAGAGAACCTAAAAGTTATTGAAGGTTTAGCAATAACTGATGGTAGTGGAGTACAAAACTTATTCTTTATTACAAAGAGTAATACTGTAGGTAATCCTAATGATGATGGTTATGGTCAAATATGGAGGTGTAATTTTTTAGGTACAACTGATAATATATCAGGTGCTATTAATGGTGTTGAATTAACTGTTAATAATCATATGATGTATAACAGATTTCTTAATTTTAAGTTTGTAGAAAGAATTAAGGCTATTGGTAAGTATGAGAATGAAAACTTTTCTAGAATATACTGGACTGATGGTATTAATCCATTAAGAAGTATTAATACAATAGGTTCTTTACAATCTTTATTAAATATACCTGTAAGAACTTTAAATATAGTATCTGAATCTAATTTAGATACTCCTGTTATTAGTAGATTAATTAAAGGTAGTTTACCTGAAGGTAAATATCAATTAGCTTATAGATTATTAAGTAAAAGTGGAGATTTAACTAACTTCAGTACTTGTAGTAATTTAATAGATGTTATTGAAGGTAATGAGTTTAATAGTGAACTTGGATACCCATTAGCTGATACAATAGAGTATACTACAGATGTTATGGCTGCTACAGATAATAAAGAAGTTATTGACTCTGATAAAGGTATTGAGTTTTATATACCTCGTATTGATAAAGATTATGAAATGATTCAATACGCTTTAATATATTATAGTCAACCTAATTTACCTGAAATATTTGTATATCCTTATAAAGAAATATCTTTATATAGAAATCAATATGAAAGCTTTACTGATTTATTTAGTGATACTTTTCTATTAACTACAGAAGAGTTTAATATAATGTATGCTCCATTTGAAAAAGTAGGTACTATTGAAGTTAAAGATAATATCTTATTTGCTGCTAATACTACTAACGAAATGTTTAAGGTTAATATAGATTACAGAGCTTATAGATATAATGATAATGGTGAATGTACTACTTATGAATTAGATGGTAATACAAATACTTTTACTACTAACTATCCTAATAATGATTTATTAGATGTTATTAATCCTTATAATGATGAGAGTGGTAAGATATTTGGTTTAAATAATGTAGGTAATCCTACAACTTGGTATAATAATCATCAATATAAATATAAACAAGATGGTGTTACTTTAGGTGGTCAAGGTCCTAATATTGGTTATACTTTTGGTACAACTCAAATTATAGTTGATAGTGGTGTTAATCCAGCATTAAAAATTAACAGAGCTCCTTTAATTAAAACTGAAGTTGATAATAATTCTACACTTATAAGTGTACCTAATCATGTTACTAATAATAATGGTAGCTTTAGTAGTTTAAAATCTCCTTATAAAGCTAGCTGTCAAGTATCTTGGCAACGTGGAGAAGTATATAGGTTTGGTATTACTTTTTATAATAAGAAAGGACAAGCTTCTTATGTTAACTGGATAGGTGATATTAAGATGCCTGATTTTAATGAAACTAATAATCCTGCTTGTTTACTATCAACATTTAGTAGTAATAATGCTAAGTTAACAATGTATTCTACTTATATAGATTTTGATGTTAATGTACCTCAAGATTTAGCTAAAGAAATTAGTGGATTTAGAATAGTATATGTTGAAAGACAAGAAAATGATAAGACTAGGTTTGGTACTGCCATTACTGGTGGTATGCAAACTTTTGATAGATTAAATATTAATGATAATCCATTTGGTATAGATTATACCATATCAATTATAGCAACTGTTATTTGTTATAAAATAGGTAATTATATAGATGAAATAGATGGTAGTGATTCTACAGATCCATTTAATATTAAAGAAAATATTAGAGAAAAAATAATGCAAGCAGCTGCAGCAACTATTTATAAAAAAATAAATAGTATGCCTTCAGCAGCTCAACAAAGAGTAACTAGTTCTGAAGATTTAGCTGATTTAGTTGATTCTATATTAGATGGTGCTGTTAATACTAACAATGGATTTTTTAGTTCTATATTAAGTAGTGCTGGAAATTTAATTAAATTAATATTTCCTAAAACTATTGAAAAAATTAAAGAATCTATTAAAGAAGATTTAAGAAAAGTATTAGCTTATAAAGTAGCTGGATTACATCCTAACGTATATTCTTTAGGTCAAATAGGATTTGCTAATGCTGCAATAGCTAGTTCTTCTTTAGCTCATATAGGATACACAATATCTCCTAATGTTGATTTTGGTAAATATGAATTTAAACAAGGAGATTATTTAAAACCTATTCATATATTTAATCAAGGTAATAAAGCTACATATGAATTACATAGAGATTCTACTGTAGGATTATACAATATATTAGATAGTTCTGCTTATTTAAGAAAATGGTATGGTGGTAGTAATATACCTTGGAATGAAGTAGCTGATAGTGATGTTAGAAGAATATATATTAATAATCAAAAAGTACTTATACCTGGTGAGTTATTAGGATCGGGTTTTGATAATGTAATGAATAGTCAAAATGCTGAAAGTGTAGATTTAGATTTTTTAATATCTAATAGTTATGTATCTTCAATACCTCAAGCTAATAAAAGAGGAGAAATTATTAGTTCTTTCACAATGTCATTAAATTCATTTGATGTAGCACAATCTGTTCAACAAGGTATTCAAAATGCTGGAGGAACTTATTATTTTGTTGCTGCTGAATCTTTTTTAAAAAAGATAGTAAGACCTCACACTGTATTAGGTATAGGAGATAAAAAACATTTAATTATTACTAATGCTTTATTTGGTAATAATGGTATACCTGTAGGAAATTGGTTTGAAAATTATGAAGAAGAATCTTATCAATCTGATTTATTAGATCCAAAATATCAATCAAAAGATGCTCTTAGATTTAAAGATCATGGTGGAGATTATACAGTAACTTATTGTAGACCTATAAGTAATAATCAATATGGTGGAGTAGGTTATAGTAGTAGAGCTAATAATGAGTATATACCTGCAAGTGAATATTATTCTTATACAAATAGAGTAGGTAATACTGTAAATATAAAAGCTGGTTTAGGTGATACTTATATAGGAGTATATGATGCAGTTAATTACTGTTATTACTATAATCAAGTAAGACCAGCTGGTTATCAAGATCCTATTAGAAGTAAGAAAGGAATGTATGAAATATTTCCTTGTGAAGCTAGTTTTAACTTTAGTTTAAGAGAAGGTAATCACCCAATTATTAGTTTATCTCCAGATGATTTAAAAGAGAATTCTGATTTTAAAACTGAAAGTATTAGTAATCCTGATAAAAGTAAGTTGTATAATTTTTTAAAAAAACCTATTGTAGGTAAAACTGTACTTGGTCTAGGAGCTTTACAATTTGCAGGAAGGGCAGCTATGCTTGGTCCAATAGGAGCACTTGCTGGTGGAGCTGCAAGTTTATTTTCAACAAATTTATTAGTTAGCTCTATAATAAAATCATTTAAAAAACGTATGATTAAGAATGGTCCTGATACTGCTAATTTAGTATTAAGAAATGAAAGATTCTTATTATCTGAGTTTAAGTATAATGATGTGTTTAATCAAAAATATAACATTCAAAAGTATTTTCCACCTAGTTTATTTTATGATAATGAAGTAGATCAATATACTAATAGAATATGGCATTCTCAAGTTAAAATAGATGGTGAGGTAATTGACAGTTGGAGAAACTTTCAATTTGTAGATTACTTAGATGTTGAAGGTACACAAGGTCCTATTGTAGAATTAGTTGTTAATAAGAATAAAATATTCTTTTATCAAACTAATGGAGTAGGTATTGCTAGTAGTAATGAAAGAGGTGCTGTACAAGGAACTGATGGTAATATAGTTTTAACTAATAATAAAGTATTATTAAGATATGATTACATTACTAAAGAAACTGGTACATCACATCAGTATAGTGTAGTTAATACTAATAGTTCAATATACCATTATGATAGTAATCTTAAAAAGATATTTCAATTAGGAGAAGGATTACAATGTATATCTGATAATTTAGGTTTATTTAGTAAGCTACAAAGTGTTAATAATGATATTAATAAAAGACTTAATACTGTCCATGGTATATATGATACAGAATATCAAACAGTATATTATACTTTCTTAGATCCAATAAATAGTAATAATAGTTTTACTCTTAGTTATAATGAAAAGTTAAATGCTTTTGAAAGTTTCTATAGTTTTAAACCTAAAACATACTTTAGATTAAATACTATGGTATTTGGTAGTATGGGTGATAAGAATGCTTACTGGCATAATAAAGGTGACTATGGTAGTTTTTATGGTACTACTTATCCAAGTAAAATTAAAGTGTTAACTAATGATGCTCCATTAACTACTAAAGTTTGGGATAATCAAAAGTTTCAAACACAAGTATATAATTCTAATGGTGTATTACTTAACAATGAAACATTTGATTATATACAACATAAAACTGAGAATCAAGATACAGGTTTAATTACATTAACTCCTCAAAGTAATATAGTTAAGAAAGAAAGAGATTGGAAGTTAATTATTCCTAGAGATACTAATAGTGCTACATATAGTACTTTAAGTAAACCTAGATTAAGAGATATGTATTTAGAAACTGAAATAACTTATACTAATCAAGATAATCAAAGATTTATCTTACATCCAATAACAACATTTTATAGACAATCAATACATTAAGATATGCCTGAAAATAAAAAACAAAAAACTAAAATATATACAAATAAAAAAGAATTTGATAAAGCTAATAAGGCTTATAGTGATAGTTTATATGTATTTGAAAGCAGTAATAAAGCAGCTTTAGATTTGATGCAATTTAATAATAAAAGTAATGTAAAAAAAGAAAATTTAAAAAATATTTATAATAAATCAATATTAGATTTTGATAAATACCAAAAAGCTTTTACTAATTTAAATTATTCAAATACTAAACCTGAAAAAGTTTATAAGTATAAAGGAACTTATTCATCAGGTCAGGAATTTGAAGGTCAAGTTAGCACATACAAAAAGCCTACAACTAAACCTATTTATGAACCAGATGAAATTAAACGTAAAACTGTACTAAAACCTATTAAACCTTTAGGTATTAAACCTATGGATACTTCTGTAAAACCTAAAACTAATTTTGAACAAAGAATAGAAAACCCTATTGCAAAAATACAAAATAAAGATGGTTCTACAAGTACTCATAAAATGATGTCTTTTGAAGCTGATGGTAAATATTACGCTGCTCCTACAGTTGTAGAACAAAATGGTAAACTTGTAGAGTTATCTACAAAAGATGCTATTGATTATGCTTTTAAAAATAATGAATTTAAAGAATTTAAAACAGATCAAGAAGCTAAAGATTATGCTAATAATGGTTATAAGAAAGGTACTCCTTTAGAAAATAAACCAATGTCACAAAATAAAAATAAATCAATTATACAAGAACCAATGAGTAAGAAACAAACATATACAGCATCTCCTATGCTTAAAAAAATGGATAAATCTACAGGTAGAGAATATGTAGATGGTAAATGGGTAGAAACTAAATCTAAAGGTGGAACAGTTAAAAAATATGTAGGTGGTGGGTTAGATTTATTAAGTTCTGTTAAGCCTGACATGGTAAGTAATTTAACTAAACCTTTTGTATCAAAAATGCCTAAAACTACAACTACTCCTACAACACCTACTGATACAGGAAGTAATTTTAAATTACCTAGTTTAGGTGGTGGTGGTAATAGTAGTGCATCACAAGATATGTCACAAGATCCTAATGCTCCTAAAAGAAAAAATATAGGTAAAACTATAGGAGGAATTGCTGGAGGAATTGCTGGATCATTCATTCCAATTCCTGTTGTAGGTAGTATGGTTGGCGGTGCTGTTGGTAGTATGATTGGTGGTGCTATAGATAAAAAACAATATGAAAATAAACTTCAAGATTATACTTCTAATAAATCTAGCCAACAAAATGCAATGACTTCTAACATAGCTGGTAACTTTAATCCTAATGCACAAGGTAGACAATTTAAGAAAGGTGGTATGATTAAACGTGCAGATGGTTCTTATTCTAAAAGAGGTTTGTGGGATAATATAAGAGATAATGCTGGTAGTGGTAAAGCTCCTACTAAAGAAATGCTTAAACAAGAAA